TAAAGCAGCTGGTCTTTACACTGAGAAAGTTGCGGTTACTGGAGCGGTATCAATTATTGCTTCAGCACTGGACGCTAGGCTGTGAGCTTTAAACTCACTGCAAAGCAACTGGAAGCGCAGGAAGTATTAGCCGGTGATGCAACTCATATCTGTTTATTTGGTGGCTCACGATCAGGTAAGACGTTCTTACTGACACGTAATGTGGTATTCCGAGCATTGAAAGCAGCTAACTCCCGTCACGCTATCTTCAGGTTCCGGTTCAACGCAATTAAAGCATCAGTAATAATGGATACCTTCCCGAAGGTTATGCAGATTGCTTACCCTGGGGTGACTTATTCACTCAACAAGACAGACTTTTACGCACAGTTCGAGAACGGTAGCCAAATCTGGTTTGGTGGCTTAGATGACAAGGAGCGTACTGAAAAGATATTGGGTATGGAATTTGTCACGATCTACTACAACGAAGCTAGTCAGATCCCTTTATCGTCTATTGACATCTCAATTACCCGTTTAGCACAGAAAGCAACGCAAGTGATTGGTACGACTAGCTCAGAACTAAAGCCCAGGTGTTACTACGATCTTAATCCACCAAGCAAAGCGCACTGGTCATACAAAAGATTCATTGAGAAACGGGATCCAGATACTAAGAAACCGTCAGAAAATCCAGATGATTACGCCAGTTTTAAGATTAATCCGTCAGATAACACAGAGAACTTATCAACAACCTACTTAGCCACGCTCAACAGCCTGGCACCAAGACTTAAGCGAAGATTCTTATTAGGTGAGTTCAGTGATGCCACACCTAATGCGCTATTTACCTTTGAGAACATTGATGAGAACCGCGTCATTGACTCTGGTTATCCAGAATTTATCCGTGTCATTGTGGGCGTAGATCCTTCTGGTGCCGGTGAAACAGACAATAAAGAGAACGATGCCATCGGTATTGTTGTCGGTGCTTTGGGCGTAGATGGTAAAGCATATCTATTAGAAGATTGCACAGTGACTGCTGGTCCTGCAACCTGGGGAAGAATAGCTACCACTGCTTATGATCGTCATGCGGCTGATTGTGTAGTCGGTGAGGCCAATTATGGTGGAGATATGGTACGACATACTATTCAGACAGCCAGACCACGAACACCTTACAAAGCTGTCACAGCTACCAGAGGCAAGCATATTCGCGCAGAACCTATCTCAGCGCTGTATGAGCAAGGTAAAGTCTGTCATGGTGGTTATTTCCCTGAATTAGAGGATGAGCTGTGTTCATTTACTACCACTGGTTATTTGGGTGGAGGATCTCCTAACAGAGCTGATGCTTGGGTGTGGGTTCTTGCAGAGTTATTTAGTGCGATTGTTTCACCACGCAAGACTAATTTTAAACATATAGAAACATTTACAGGCGATCACATTACCGGCTACTGAGCTTCTCATTGGTGAGAAGCATACACTTTAACGAATGTCGGGAGACATACGATGCAAACAATGCAACAGAACGACGAGTATGAAGTCGATGATAACGCTGAAGAAGAATCGGGTGAGCAGATACAGGCACTGGGTTGGCGTTTAACTCGTTTAGCTCAAGAACAGATTGGGATTAGGCAACAGACTGAAGATCGATGGCTAAGTGATCTTGAACAGTACATGGGTCATTACGATGCTGAGACGCTTGAGCGACTAAAGAAATCAGCCGGCAGTCAAGCCTTTGTTAATATTACACGCAGTAAATCAACTGGTGCTGAATCTCGACTAGCGGATATGTTATTCCCTTCTGACGATACCAACTGGGCGATACAACCGACTCCGGTGCCAGAAATTCAGAAGATGGCCAACAATCAAGAGACTGCCGGTCAAGACGAGCAAGGTAATGAAGTAACTCATGCTGATCTAGCGAAAGAGATGCTAAAAGAAGCACAGCAACGTGCCGAAGCGATGACACGGGAGATTGATGATCAGTTAGTCGAGGCCAAGTATCACACTATTGCAAGAGAAGTTATCCATGATGCTTGCTTGTTTGGTACGGGCATATTGAAAGGTCCTGTTGTTATCAATCGCTCACGTAAGAACTGGAAGCAGTTAGACAATGCTGTCTATGAGTTAGATATCGTTCAAGAATATCGCCCCGGTGTTGAACGTGTCAATGTCTGGGATTGGTTTCCCGATATGTCAGCAACCAAGATTACCGAGTGCGGATTTATCTTTGAGCGACGTTATGTCACCAAGAAACAGTTGATTGAATTATCCAAGCGACCTGGCTACTTAAAAGAACAAATCAAGAAGATTATTGCTGTTGATGCACGTAATAACTCTAATGGCTCCAGTCATGTCGGTAGACTGCGTGAGTTATCCGGTGTTCAAGCGAACATCAATGACAACAGGTATGAACTCTGGGAATATCATGGCCCTGCAACAAAAGAAGATTTAGAGTCCTGTGGCTGTGCTGTTGAAGATGATGACCTGATTGAACATGATGTCATTGTGTCATTCATTAATGGCGTAGTCATCAAGGCTGATCTTAATCCACTAGAGACAGGTGAATGTCCTTACTCGGTATTCGCTTATGAAGATGATGATACGTCAGTATTCGGTTTCGGTATTCCGTATCTGCTCCGCAATGAACAACGCATCGTTAATGCCGCTTGGCGTATGTTACTGGACAATGCTGCCTTATCTACCGGACCACAGTTAATCATCAATAGAGAGTTAGTGACACCGTCAGATGGCTCATGGGATTTAAAAGCCCGTAAAGTCTGGTGGCTGACAGATCCAGAACATCGTGTTGATGATGCTTTTGGTAGTCATGAAATCGCTTCACATCAAGCCGAACTATCCGCAATCTTTGAGACAGCAAAGAATATGGCCAGTGAAGTGACTAGCTTGCCAATGTTGGCTCAAGGTGAAGTCGGTGGCGCACAAGATACGGCAGCTGGTCGTAGTATGTTGCTTAATGCCGCTAATACGGTGTTGCGTAATGTCGTTAAAGCCTTTGATGACGGTATTACTAAGCCTTTCATAGGTCGTATGTATGACTGGAACATGCAGAACAGTGACATGGAAGAGATCAAAGGTGACTTTGAGATTGATGCACGTGGCTCCTCAGCTTTACTGGTCAAAGAAACACAGACACAAGCGCTACTTAATTTGATGTCAGTATCCTTGCAACCTATCTATACAGATCTAACCAAACATCCAGAGCTGTATCGGAAGGCTATACAAGCACAACATCTTAATCCTGATGACATTGTTAAGACTAATGATGAGCTTGATGCAGAAAAGAATAAACCAGATCCAATGCAACAGGCAATGATGGAACAGCAAGCCACGATGATGCAGCTGCAAGTACAAGAGTTGCAGGGTAAGATTGATAAGCTGACTGCTGAAACTGCTGATATTAATGTTAAGACGCAGTTCAGTGCGATGCAAACAGCTGGTGCTATTGTCCAAACACCGCAGATCGTACCTGTTGGTGATGAGTTGATGAAGTCTGCCGGCTATAAAGATGCTAACGGCACTCCAAGTACAGTAGCTCCACAAGGTATGGAGCAACAAACACCCGACATGCAACAAGATCAGATGCTACAACAAAATACTAGTCCAGGCTCACCGGCTCTACCTAATGACGGACTACCTCAAGACCCCACTCAACCACAGCAAGTAGATCCACAGTCTGCTGCTCAAGGTATGAATCAAGGTATTGAGACACAGCAAATCGAAGCTAGAGCGGAAGGTGGACCAGTTAATGCAGGTCAGCCTTATTTGGTAGGGGAGTTTGGGCCTGAGGTTATTGTTCCACAGAATAATGGCATGGTTCTACCGAATCGTAAGCCTGATCCAGCAATAGTGGGTATGCAAGATGGTCAGCCGAATTATGGCTATGGTAATCGTTGGGATGAAAGTACAAAAGCCTATACAGGACCGCCAAAAGGTGTTGGCTATTATGGAGAATTACAAAGGCCAGATGGCAATATATCTGGCGAGCTTAGTGTAAATGTAGGACATGGTGAAATACCGGCAATGGTGCCAGGATTATCATCACAGGAAATGTCAGCTATGTTGACCACAAAAGATGGTGAGAAATTCCCTGACTCTGTCTATAAAAATGCAGCTAGTCATGCAGCCTTTAGAGAATTGAATGGACAATCACCTTGGGCTGGTATCAATGACAGTAGAGAATTAGCACCTGATCTAAGAGAGAAGATGATTAGCCAAGCAATGATTGCACCTAATGATCCACCGCGTGGTAAGCCGAAAAAACGCTAAAAAATCAATTAACTTTATAAACATAACTTAGGATAAAGATAATGAATGTAGAAAAAGAAAATAGATCATTTGGTTGGGCTATTGAACAGTTAAAAGCGGGAAATAAAGTTGCTCGTGCTGGATGGAATGGTAAAGGCATGTGGCTGTTACTGGTAAAAGGCTCGCCCATTATTAACACGGTGGATGGTTCAGCTTATTACAAGGCCGGAATAACTGAGTGCGAGATACTGCCACATATTGACATGTGGACGACAAACTCAGAAGGCCGTAGAGCGATGTTATGTGGGTGGCTTGCCTCACAAACAGACATGCTTTCCGATGACTGGCTTATAGTCGAATAATGCCCCTATTGCAAAAGTTGCAAATGTGGTAACATTAACCCGCACATAATTCAAGACTTATGATAGATATTACATCAGATACTTGGTTAGAAATTGAAGGTTTCATCGATGAACAGCTGGCCGCATCAAGCCGCAAGCTATCATCCGTCACACTGGATTTTAATCTAACAATGTATCATAGAGGAATAGTATCGGCACTGACTGACCTTAAGTCATTGTCAAACAAACAACCTGTCTCATTACTCACCAGTAACGAATACAGTTAAGTAACACCAGCCTGTCGGGAGACACGCATGTCAGATAATAGCACTGCTGATTACAGCCGTGATGATAAAGATTTTGAAGAATTATTTAATGGTTTTGCTGAAGATGATGCAAAGGTAATTGAGGATATAGTCCAAGAGTCTGTCGATGATGATAGTGAGTACGCAAGTGCTGATGACGTTATCGAAGATCCAGTAGATGATACTCAAGCACTGAAGCAACAACTGGAAGTCCTGCGTAAAGAACGGGATGACTTTGAGCATAGCTTCAAATCTCAAGTTGGCCGTGTAAGCGCCCTGCAAAAGAAATTAGATAGCGAAAGCCCACCAGCAAAGAAGTTTGATGATGATCTAGCGATTGCGATGGAGGATTATCCCGAAATCGTAAAGCCGATGATAGACTATTTTGAACGCAAGTATGGCGACCTAGATCAACGTCTAGCTCCTATTCAGCAACAAAATGATCGTCAAGATGAGCAACGCTACATCGATACCCAAATCAATATTATCGACTCGAACATACCGGAATGGCGAGAGATCGTTGCTGGTAATGAGTACAAAAACTGGTTGACTGAGCAACCCTCGGCAATCCAAGCAATGTCTAGTAGTTATGATGCCCGTGATTATCAATATCTGATCGGCTCATTTCAAGGTACAAAGAACAAATCAAATGAATTGGCACAACGTCGGCAAACTAAGTTAGCCGGTAATGTGGCAGTACAGAGTAAAGGTGCCAGCAAATCAACATCGGCACCGGATGACTTTAGTTCAGCGTGGGAATACTACGCGAACAAAAAGAAGTAAGGCACTGTCGGGAGACAGAGCAAAGCGATAGGCAGAGTCTCATCGTTCCTTAACAGGAAACACCAAACAGTATGATGGTTTTGTAACCCGCTGAGAAGTATTGGCCGGTCAAATAATAATCCCTTGTATAGATTTTGGAAAACAAACCGTTGTTTTCAATTATTTTTATATTAGGAATTATTTATGGCCAATACTACTTATGGCACCATTAGTCAAAGAACGGCAGCTTGGGCTGCAACTGAGATGTTATCTCACGCAGAGCCAATTTTGGTTCTATCTAAATTCGGTCAGTCTAAACCACTGCCATCAAATAAAGCCGACACTGTAAAGTTTCGTCGTCCTGTTCCTTTTGCAATCTCTACTACTGCGTTGACTGAAGGTGTTACACCGACTACTCAACAAATGACCTATGAAGATGTGACTGTTGCTATTGCTCAGTACGGTGCTGTTATTGCCATTACTGACAAAGTAGATGACTTGGCTGAAGATCCCGTATTGAAAGATGCTTCGATGATGGCGGGTGAACAAGCGGCTGAAACTGTTGAAATGATCACTTACGGTGCTATCAAAGCCGGTACCAATGTGTTCTATGACACGATCGGTCACACAACTCGCGTCTCTGTAAACAGCAAGATTACTATTGATCGTATTCGTGCGGTGGTAAGAGCATTACGTTCTAATCGTGGCAAACCTGTTACTTCAATGTTGTCCTCTTCACCTGGTTACGCAACCAAAGCGATTGAAGGTGGTTATATTGCTTTCGGTCATACTGATTTGGAAGCGGATATTCGTGGTCTTGCTGGTTTTACGCCTGTTGCATCATACGGTTCACGTCAACCATTATGTCCAGAAGAATTAGGTTCTGTTGAGTCTATTCGTTTTATCTTGACTCCATTGATGGTGCCTTTCCAAGCAGCTGGTGCAGCGGTTGCATCAACTGGTTTGATTGCTGACAATGCAACTAACATCGACGTTTATCCAATGATCTTTGTTGCTAAAGAAGCCTACGGTTTGGTTCCTTTAAAAGGTGCTAACTCAATCACTCCGACTGTGTTAAATCCTGGTACGCCTTCTAAATCTGATCCATTAGGACAAGTTGGCTTCGTAGGTTGGAAAACTTACTTCGCTGCAAAAATTCTTAATGAAAATTGGATTGCACGTATTGAGATCGGTGCGACTGCACTTTAATCGTTAAATAATGAGGGTACTTAGCAATAGGTACCCTTTTTTTTCTTAAGTCGGGAATTCCCGACTTGAGAATCTTCAATATAAGGAAAGCTCATGCTTGATTTTGAAACATCAGAGAACAAAGAAGAATTGATAGACCATGCTAAATCACTAGGAGTTGAGTCTAATGCTCGCTTCAGTATAGATTCGATTAAGAAGCAAATCCGCGATGCAGGTAGCACTGTGCCGGTTGTTGCTGAGAAAAAAGTTAAACTCATGATCCACAAAACCGAGGGCGATACTGGCTCTATTGATGTGCCTATCTCGGTGAATGGTAAGACTTGGCTAGTTAAACGCGGCATGGAAGTCATCGTACCGGCCTTCTTAGTTGAAGTGCTTGAACATGCGGTCAAAGACATTTACG